ATATCAAACAACAACTTAATAAAGAACGTATACCTCTTTCTAAGTTTACAAACTCGAAAGCAAAAGAAGTTCTCAAAAAATTAGGTTATAATAAGTATTATGAACATATTCCATTTATTAAAGATAAACTTGGTATTAAACCACCTACTATGACGCCGGAATTAGAAGAGACTTTGTGTAATCTTTTTATGGAGATACAAGGACCTTATGCTAAATTTTGCCCGGATGACCGTGTGAATTTTTTGAATTATTATTATACGGTTTATAAGCTGTGCGAACTTCTTGAAAAGAATGAATTTCTTTCTTATTTTCCTATGCTGAAAGATAAAGAAAAACGAATCGAACAGGATGATATATGGAAGAAAATTTGCGAGGAACTAAATTGGGTTTTTATTCCGACACAGTAATACTGTCAAACGTATTTTTTAATTTACACTATGATAAATAATATCAATAAAAATTGCAAGTAACATGGGAAACTGCCAAGCTGAAAATATATGATTATGTGTATTATATTATAAATATTGTATTAATACTAAACCGTTAATTACTATGTTTTGGTTTATCTCTTTTTAAATCTTAGTTTTATTGTTTTTCTTTTAAATCTTAGTTTTAGTTTTCGACGACTTTTGCCTGCTTTTTGACCACCTCCCATATTTCGACGAAATGGATTATTACCCATCTCTCTCCTCAAACAATAACTATATACATTACTAACCGTAAAAGTATGAAGAACGCGATAGTTTTTTGTAATATAACCTGGATCAGATGGTATATCCAATACACTTACTCTTTTTATATACGGACTATTTTCATCCCAAACATCATGCCCATTTACTAGATACCAACATGATTCGGGACGTCCATATGCGTTGAGTTCTTTTGATGCATAAATTTTAAAATCGTCTCTGCGCCAAGTGTGCCTTTGTGTTTTGGTCATTAAATTTCTTAAAAATTCCCCTTGAAGAGGTTCTGTACGTCCATATACAACATGTTTTCCATAAAGATCATGTGCTCGCCCACGCCCTTCCAAATTTCCAGATAAATAAGAGAAACAGTTTCCATTTGGGTATTGACCGCGCAAATATTCAAAACTTCGCTCAGGTGATGACGTCCTATGAGAACTTCTATATCCGTTCAGTCTTTTCAACCTGTTATGCACATCCGCGCTAATATGAGTATAAGCGTCATATGTATTATCGGATACTTTAACGTCATGTACAATTAACATATCATTTTCACCTGGTTCTGTTCCATCCCACGGCAGATAACTTACAATAAATTTTGTAACTGGATTTATTTTTATTATAAATATTTGAGCCAATAGTACCGTTTGTTCTTGTGGACTCCTACTCCTACTCCTACTCCTACTCCTACCACTACTATCATCATCAGCCATTGTTATATTAAATACAGAATAATATTTTATACATGTAAGTAATAATTATTTATTATTTAACTAATGAATATTAAATAGTAAATAGTAAATATGAAAAATATATTGACAGTATCTTAACTTAAAATTTAAATTTTAAGAGGAGTGGGGAAACCAACAAGGTTAGCACCAATACCGAAGCCAGCACCTGTTCTAGCAGAAACAGCTAAAGTGGGTACATAGACATCAAGGATAGCAAAGGTGGCCGCGGCTACAAGAGAAATCAACGCAATTTCATCTAATTTAAGAGTGCGAGATGGTATAGAGTAAGCAACTATCGCGACGCATAAACCTTCGATAATATACTTAATAAAGCGCTTAAAAAGCTCACTAAAATCAAGTGTTCCGTACATTATAAATATAATGTAGAAAAAAATATTATATAATTTTCGATATATTAGATTAGATATTTTATATATTCTTAAACATATTCTTAAACATATTCTTAAACATATTCTTAAATATGTATTATTTATTTTAATATTGTTAAAAGGTTGAAAATATTAGAATAAATAAATTATTAAAAATTAATAAATTATTAAAAATTAATAAATTATTAAAAATTATTAAAAATGAATAAAAAATAATATTAAAATTAAAATTAATAAATGGTTAAACTAACTTAAAATTATTATTAAATATATATTATAATTATAATGTCTCATCAAGATAGTTTACCGAAGGGAGTTACTCCTAAACATTTACCAGATGGAAAAGAAAATCCCAAATACGTCGATCTTTTAGAAGAAGATAAACCGATTGCAGGGCAGAAATTTGTATGTCTTTCATTTGTATCACCAGAACACATTATTAAACAAAAGGAGCAATTTTTGTTCGAAGAGTTTGTTAAGCAGTGGGACTATAAAAAGTCGATGGAAAAATTTACACAGTTTCTTAATTTTGTTTCATTCAAGTATTCTCTTTCATTTGATAAACTTACCGCCGACTTCCAGGAGTTTACAAAGGAGGAAGGTGAAACCATTCGTGCAACATCAGCAACACTAGTTAGCGATGACTATAAAACATTTTTGGATAACAATGAAGATGAACTTGAGCAAAAATTTGGCGAGAAACATGGGTTTCAAACATCTACACGGGGTCTCAAAGTACGTGGTGTGTTTGCTACACAAGGTGAAGCCGAACTTCGCTGTAAGTTGTTGCGCGAGGTTGACCCCAATCATGATATTTATGTAGGACAGGTTGGTATGTGGGTTCCTTTTCATCCGGAGGCATATAAGACAGGACGCGTTGAATATATGGAGGAGACTCTTAACCAACTTATGTCGGATAAAAAGAAGAATGAAGATATTGCGAAACAAGAGTTTGAGAAACGTGTACGCGAAACTAAACAGAAGGCAATTGAAGAAAACATGAAGAAAGCCGAGGAGTCTGGTAATAAACTTACACAAACGATTAACGAAGATGGTGAGCTTGTTGGTATTTCAAATGTTTCAAACTTTGATGGTTTGGACGAGGACGCAACAGTTGATGACATTAAGAGGAGTATGTTCGAGGCCGAGAATGTTGTTATTGATAAGAATACTGATCACGGTTTATCAAAACTGACGCATTTCGAGAATTAAAATACGAAAACCAAAAATTATTAAGTATTAAATATTAAATCGGTATGAGTAATTAAATATTATATGTTAAATATTATATGTCACTAATATATAATATTTTACTTTTAATTGGTATGAATAAACGGGTAAAACAATATGTAGTAAGTAACTATTTTAAATCGTTTAATTCTAATAACGTATTTATTCGTTTAGTTTGTTTACTATTTATTCTAGCAGCCTTTATCATATGTGCATATTTACTATATAGAGCTGTATCTAATGCATTATACATGTATAGACTAAAAACTGATTTTAATAAACTAAAAGATATGGGACTAGACGTTAAGAATTATAATATAATATATTCAAAAGAGTTAGGAAAAAAGTATATACCAAACTCAAAGAAAGTAATGAAAAAAGTAAATGGTGATTTTAAAAATAAAAATGCAATAGGACTTATGTCAGATAAATACGTTGTTGTTGATGTTGATTATAAAAATTATAATATTGGAAATCCTGATTTTATAATAGAAAAAATACCAAAAGATACTGTTTCAGAAAAAACACCAAACGGATACCATTACTATTTTGAAAATGATACAGGAAACCCCATAAGAACTTATGTTCAAATAAGTATTAACAATGTAAAATACTCATTAGATATTATCGGAAATGATAGTGTTACGACTATGTCACCTTCTATGGTAAATGGAAAAGAATACTACTGGATAAATAGTATTTTTACTCACAAGCCAGCAAAAATATCGGAAAACATGTGGATACTAGACTTAATAAAAAATGAAAAACCATTTTATAGTAGGTTTAATGAAATGTTTATAAATATTAGAAATGCATTTTTGATAGTAAATAATGTATACATTGAATACTACATAGTAAACTTATTTACAAGAATAAAATTATACACTAAAAAAATAAAATTTTTAGATGGAACTATTTACGTATATGATGATAACTATTATTTTTTAACAAATAACTCATTCTATAAGTATAAAAATAAAAAAAAATTATTACACGAGATGACTGAAACTATTAGTGAATTAAAACCATCATGTATTATAGACCTGTCTTTTATATATAGTAACTACTTAAAAAATATGAGTACCATACAGATTAAGTCAACAGTTATAGATAATGATTACAAAAATTATAAATATAATAATTACTTTCCAAAAGAAGTCGAATGTAAATTACCTTATAAAAAAACAAACTACTTACTCGAAGATACAATAACAATAAAAAATCATGATATAAAAAATATACTTAGTGATATATTAGAAGAGGGAAATAGTGGAAATAATAACAAAACAAGCAATGAAATAAATGCTGAAAATATAATAAGTAACAAAAATAAAAAAATCATATTTGGCCCCGAGAGTATTTATATAAGCATACTTCTATCAAATAATCTTAACATACCGTGCTTTCCTTTTTCTATCGTTATCAATACTATTGAAATAAAAAAAGAAAATGATACAGATAAAGGTAACATTCAAAAAATATATGGTAAAACTTCGAAAAATATTATTAGTTCATTATTTTCTACTTTTTAAGTTTTTAAGTGTAAAAAAATAACTACCATTTATTTTTATTCACTTTAATTTTTGGACCTTGACCTTTACGTTTAATATTTGCAGGGTCGTACTGTTCTTCTTCATCATCGGAGTGAATGTCTTTAGACATTTCCCAGAATTCTTTTGCTCCTAGCTTAAATGGACCATGTGTTTGCGCTTTATACCAAAAAATCTGGTCATGTAGCTTATTTGACTTTGCATTGTTATTAATTACCAAGCATTCAAAGTTTTCAGTACACTGGTCCATAACTTGACAAAAACTTTCAAATGTTGGAAACATACCTGCATAGTTTTCATATATTCTTTTGCGGTTACCGATATATGGTTCACGCAAGATAAAAACATAGTCAATATTTGTTCGCAAATTTGGCGGAATACCCAGAGGATACTGCATCGTAATCACCAACATAATCTTCCAGTGACGTCCGTTCATAAACAGTAGACGCATCATTACATCTTTTGTCCACTTATTATCAAAAAGACAGTCATCTAATACTACGAATGTACGAGGGTCAATCGTGCTTCTTTTATATGTTTCAATCTCTTTTTTCATTTGTTTTAATACGGCTTTTTGCCTTTTTAAAATATTTTCTATAATTGCAGTATTATATGCATCGTGAATAAATAATTTAGGAACATGCTCACCAAAGAAACCGTTACCTGCTTCAGTACCGGATATAACTGTGCCGATAGGAATATCTTGATGGTAATACATTAAGTCTTTTACTAAAAAACTTTTACCGGTATCACGGCGTCCAATAAGAACAATAACGGGTCCTTTATTTTCATCGGGTCTAAAACTAATTGACCTCATATCAAATTTTGCTAATTCTAAACCTACACTCATTTATTATGTATATATTTACTTATTTATAATATATATTAAAAAATATAAATTTTACAAACGCATATTTATATTCATTATATTTTACTAGTGTTTTTTATTATTATATTTTATTAGTTTAAAAAATAATAAAAATATGTGTTTAAATAATTAAGTAATCGACGATGGATATTTGCGATGAACCGCCTATTTTTGGAGAAAGAACATTTTCGTTAAACTACAGGAAACTTAACACTCGTGATTTATTCGCTTCTTTAGAAGAATCTGAACTTGGTATAGTAAATAGTAAAAACTACATTCCATTATACGAAAACTATTTTAATTTAAATGAGACAAACTATAACTCTATAAATTTAAATCAGCGTTTTTATGTATCTGCTTTATCCGGAGTTGTAGATAAAAATAATATACAAGCAGCTGTAGTAGATGTTTTTAAAAGCACATCAGAATCTTTAACAATTATTCATAAACCTATTTTTATAAAATTTTCCCCCTTGGTAGACCCTGTTAAATATATGTCAGGAAAATATGAAAATTTAAATATTGATGAAGAAGTTTTGAATATCCCAATATTATCAAAGCTTGAAAAAAAAGGACACGTAAAAGCAAATGATAAAAATAATGCTGCATATGTTGATGGATTCTTTTCATACTTATCCAGTCAAGTTTTAAACTGTCATGATTTTATTCATGGTCTTAATTTTTATGGTTCTTTCAATGCTATTAAAAAAGAATTCTACTATAATGCAATCGACGACATAGATTATTTAGATAAGAATCCTTATTTTAATAAAAATAAAAATATTCTTTTTGATATTGAAGATGTTGAATACACAGATGATGATGGTAGTGTCCACAGCGACAATGATAGTAACCATTCCAATTATGCATGTAGAGAACAAAAAAATACAAGAAATAAAAAAGAAAAAATTATAATAAGTGTAAATGAGAATACAGAGGAGGCAGAGAATATTATTGTTCACGAAGACTTTGATAAAGTTAGTACTGAACTAAATTCTATATTTAATTTATCTTCTGATAATATAGAAACCCCTCTTGTGGAATGTGATGATAACTTGTCATCCGTTCAACTAGATGATGTGGTGACTAGTGATTTAGGTATAGTTGAAGGAATAGATAGCATTGTATTAAATAAGGATTCTCGTACTAATAATGACAGTGAAAGCTGTGATTCATTTACCTCTGACTCATGTTCTTCTCGTTCTTCATATACAAATGATAGTCAAAATGGTTCAGGAAGCGACTGTGATATTGATGATATTATATGCCTTGATGAAATAGACCAGGATCTAGATGTAAAAAAATCAAATAAAAAGTCAAAAAATAATTCAAAAAATAATTCAGACAAATCTTGTAGTGGTAGCGATGGTGAAGACGATGGTGAATATAACGATGAAGCTTGCGATGCTGACAGTTTGGGCGATGAAGGTGATGAGGATGACGACGAATACGAAGATGACGAAACACTGTGGGCAACAATTAAAAATTTCCCGGTTTCGGCAATAATGTTGGAAAAATGCGACAACACTCTTGACTCGCTTATGATGCAAGAAAAAGAAATGACCGAAAATGAATGGAGATCGGCGCTTATGCAAATAATTATGACGCTTATTACATATCAAAAGTTATTTGGATTTACACATAATGACTTACACACAAATAATGTAATGTTCATATACACAGAAAAGGAATACCTATATTATCGTTTTAATAACAAGTACTATCGCGTACCTACATATAATCGTGTTTTTAAGATTATCGACTTTGGTCGCGCTATTTATAAATATAAATCAAAGGTTATATGTAGCGACAGCTTCAGCATGACTGGTGATGCTGCTACGCAGTATAACTGCGAACCCTATTTTAATGATAAGAAGCCGCGTTTAGAACCGAATTTCAGTTTTGATTTATGTCGCCTAGGGTGTTCTATTTTTGATTATTTTATTGACGACATGAGTAGTGTTGCTTCTATATGTAAAAAAGAGCCTTTGGCTAAGTTAATAGTAGAATGGGTCACCGATGACCAGAATAGGAATATTTTATATAAAGCAAATGGCGAAGAACGTTATCCTGATTTTAAACTTTATAAGATGATTGCTCGAAATGTTCATAACCATACACCTCAAGCACAACTATCAAAACAGATTTTTGCGGATTATGAGTTTCCTAAGAAAAAAGTCAAAACAAATCATAGGATAATAAATATTGATAAAATGCCCTGTTATATGGATTAGACATTTTACAAATACACATATAAGTAATTGTAACATTTACTATTACTTATATACATAATACCGCACTTAAAACCCTGGTGCACCCGTGAATACATCTGGTTTACTTCCTAAAATAACTGGAGATTCATTAAACTGTGTTACAATAAAATGACCCAAAATATAACTAACAAAAACAATAGCCGCATCTCGTAGCGCAGTCTTCATTGGTTTTGAATCTGGTGCTTCATCTTCGCTAGGTTTTGAAATAAACCTTATTTCTATGAATTTTGCTAAAAGAAAGATACATGCAACAATTCCGGCCGAAACATATAAGTTGTCCATTTACTATTTACTATTTACTTTATAAGGGAATAATCTATTACAAGTTTTTACGAATAATAGTTAATAGTTAATAGTTAATAGTTTTTATTTTAAAATTAAAAATCTTCAATTAAAGGAATCTCTTCTATTTTTAAGTCAATATTACTGTCATTATCATCGTCGTCGTTAGGGAATGGGTCAACACTTAGCTCGACATTATCTCCAATATTTAGTTTAACATTATCATCATCGTCATCGTCATCGTCACCATCATCATCATCATCGTAATCATCATCGTAGTCTTTATTTGAATCATTGCGAATTTCACTACTTATATTTTCAATAGGTATTACTTCATTATTATCCATATTAAAGCTTACACCTGAAGAAGAGCTGCTACTAATAGATGGTTCCGAAGATAAACTAGAATTAGAATTAGAATTAGAAGCTGCTTTAATTTTTGAAAGTGTTTCAGCTTCTTCGGCAAGTTCTTTCGCAGACATATGCTTGGGCTCAGAAATATTACCAGCAACTGTTTTATCAACAATTGGCTCTTGTGAAATTATTTCTTCTCTTTCATGAACTTCTATCGCGTTTTCGACCGTTTCATTCATGTACAACTTCAATAGTTCCTCTACAGGTATAGTTTCGCGAATTGTTTGTAAAATACACTCTTTAATAATAATCTCTAATTCTCTTGAATTTTTTTGCGACTTTAATGATGATATACCCATCTCAAATAAATATACATTCGTATATATTTTGCGAGCTACATTAATGTATACATGGTGCACAAAATCTTCTAAAGATGGAATATTAACATCGACTTTTTTTTGCTTTGTTCCGACTCGCATACATGATAACATCTTTAACTGAATAATATGAACACATGTTATAAGGTCAGAAATATACGTACAGTTGCTTTTTTCTTTAATACGAGAACATTCTTGTGATATAATTGCGCTATTCCACTTTGGAACTCTTGAAAGAAAGTTTTGAAACGTCATTAGATACTTTGTTTTCTCGTCATTTTCCAGACAAAGTTTCCACGATTCTTCAAATATAGATTTAACACCGTCTATTACACAAGGAGTTAATACAGTAATTAATCGCGAACACCACTCATTGCGAGATTCTTGTAAACTATTTAATGAAAAGTCATCCATTTACATAAATGAAATATTTTCTAAAGTGGAATCACTACGAAAAAGAAAAAAGTTTAATATAAATAACATTAGTAACTTTTCATTTCTAAAATCCTTCTTTACTTTATTAAATATAACCATAAACTCGTATATTTTACTTTCATCTAGTGAACTAGATTTAATATAACTAATAATATCTAAACAACTATATCCATTTTCATATAATTTTATACAAAGGTTTACAAGTTCATTTAGTTTGTATTTCTTATCAAGATTTAAATCTTTTTTAAGACTGTCGGTTTTCTTTTTTGCTATTTTTCCTAAATTATATATCTCGCCTAATGCATAGTTATGCAAATTTATTACTTTACCATTTATAATAGGCTCGGGTACATATATTTCACAAAATCTAGATAAAATCGGTTTTAATAATTTATATTTATCCTCAACAATTATAAAAAATCTAGTAGAGTGGCTAAATAATTCAATACATCTACGTAATGCTGACTGTGCATCTATGGTCAACTTATCTGCATTTAATAAAATAATAGTTTTGAATATTTCGCCATCTTTTAAATTTATATTTGTTTTTGCAAAAAATTTTAACTCTTCTCTAATAAATTTTATACCTTTTCCGTGCGCACAATTTACTTCCATTACATAATTTTTTATCATTTCCTTTTCATTATGATAAATATCGTGTATGAAATTATTTACGAGTGTATTTTTACCACAACCCGAAACACCGTGAAAAATTATATTGGGTATTTTTTTTATTTCTATGAAATATTTTAACTTCTTTTTAATATCATTATGTATATCTAGATTTTCTATATTTTTATCACACATATCGTTTGACTTTGAATCTGAATCTGTGCTTGAAATGTTTACTTCATTTACTTTTTTCATTTTTAGTTAATATTAAATATATATTCAATTATTTAATATTATTTATATATTTATTCATGGTTATAGATTATTTCGTATGTTATTTCCTATAGGTTATATGTTACATTAAAGTCTTTACTCATTACAGTACATACATAAGATGCTTTGTATCATAGTCTACCATCATTTTTATTAGCTCGTCAAATGATGTTTTAGGATTCCACCCCAATACAGTTCTCGCTTTCGTTGAGTCTCCCAATAAGATGTCAACTTCAGTCGGTCTATAATATTTTTCACTAATAAAAACCATTGCTTGTCCCGTCTTCTCATTATAACCAATCTCATTTATACCACTACCCTCCCACTTTATTTTAAACCCACACAACCCAAATGCTTTCTCTATCATCTCTCTAACAGTATGTGTTTCATTCGTAGATAATACATAGTCATCGGGAACATCGTGTTGCAGCATTCGCCACATCCCCTCTACATAGTCTTCTGCATTCCCTATATCTCGCATCGCATCTATATTTCCCATAATAAGACGGTCCGTTTCACCGCGGATTATTTTACCCAACCCCAGTGTTATTTTTCTCTCTACAAAATTATGCCCTCTCCTTACTCCACCATGGTTAAACAAAATTCCATTACAAGCAAACATACCATATGCTTCACGATAATTTTTAACTATCCAATATGCGTACAATTTTGCAACACCATATGGCGAGCGAGGATAAAATGGTGTATTCTCATTTTGTGGCGTTTCTTGGACTTTTCCAAATAGTTCACTTGTTGATGCTTGATAAAATCTTGTAACATTTTGTAAATTATTATTTCTTATTGCTTCTAGTAACTTGAGGGTTCCAAAAGCATCTGTATCTGCAGTATACTCGGGCATTTCAAATGAGATTTTTACGTGAGACTGAGCCGCTAAGTTATATATTTCTAAACGCGACATATTAGGATACGTATTTTTAATTAAATTTAATACCTTTTCTAAACATGAACTATCGGTAATATCACCATAGTGAAGCTTCAAATCTTTGTTGCTAAAAATATGGTCGATTCTTGATGTATTTATTGTCGACGAACGACGAACTAGTCCATGAACAATATATTTTTTCGATAATAATAGTTCTGCTAAATATGAACCATCTTGTCCGGTTATACCAGTAATAAAAGCTATTTTATTTTTCGTGTTTTCTGTTTCGGTAGACATACGATTTGTTTACTGGATATACTATAATATCTTTTATATATCTTAAAAAATTATTTTTATATGACTTTTGATATTGTTTTATATCAAAAGTTATACTTTGCATATTTGAATTGTACGGGTTTGAATTGTACAGGTTTGAATTGTACGGGTTTTTATATTATTTTATTTTTAATAAGATGCATCGGAAGATACTTTTACTAAATCAGAGTTTAAACAACTTTGAACATTATTTGTTTGGTCGGGGCGATTTACCTGTCTCGCAACACACCGAGTTTCTTTCCCAGTATTAAACGGCGGTATATATATAGGATTGTGTGAGTATACTTCCGGACGCGTTTCATCTTTTTTAATAAATAATCCTACTTCATCACTAAACGTTTCCGATACAGTATTATAATCTGTGTTAAAAGACTCGCTACTATCCATATTATTTATATTCATAACACCACCATTTTTGGAATCATTATTTACTTCCACATTTTTTATGTTTTTTTCCTCTATTTTTTTATTCTTTTCATCCTCTTTATGTTGCTTCTCTTTTTCTGTAGTTTTTTGTATAAGAAAAAACATACCAACAGCGATAAAAATAAAAACAAAAATTATTAACAGTACAGAATTATTTGCTGTAAATATAGATGATGATTTCAAACTTTTCATATATTATATATTATTTGTATTATATAATATAATATATAAAAATTATTAAAAATATCCTAAGAACATAATTTTGTCTCAATAAGCTCAAGAAGAGGACACAAATCTTTTGGATCTACGTTTTCTCTATGTTTTACTGCATTACCAGATTTGCAAAATGTCTTGTCTACCAATTCCAATAAAGGACATAAATCTTTGGGGTCTAGTTCTAAATTAAATTCAAGATAATTATGTTTATTCTTAATATTTTCAAAAGTATTTTTTAGTTCTTTTGTGTCATTTTGACTTAGTTTCTGTTTTTGATTAATTAAAACATACTCTGTTTGTGTACTATTGCATAATACTGTATCAACATAGTCTACAAAAGAGCATATTTTTGAGCTATCTTTTTGAAAACTTAAATCTTTTGAAACTTCGGAAACTTGATTAGAAACAGGAGCAGAAATAGGAAATGGGATAAAAAAAGCAAACGTAAGTGCAGGTAAAATAGCAACTAAGCTAATGGTCTTTAACATTTTTCGTATATATTATATTAAATATTTATTTTTAATCTTTATTTATGTTAATTATATTATACTAAAAATATAATTAACTATTACTCTAAAATATTAGCTATTAAATATTAACTTATATCGTAACAGTTATATACATACCATTTATGGAGCAGCATAACTGTGTAAGCTTTGAGTATATGGATTGCGTTTAAATGCATCTAAAATATCGGGTTGAATTCTTTCACAATTAATAGACTCTTGATAATTCTGCGGCATTTTACTTAACTTACCAAACTGGTTTGCTGATGGAGGCATTCCTCCTAAACCAGAACCGGCACTCGCACCAGCACTCCATGGGCATACATCATTATTTTTATCAGGTCTTCTAATATTTATATTTTCATTATGGTTAAACATCGAGATATTTCCAGACGGTGTATACTCTTTGCTTACTTTATTTATATTATTGTGCTGATTTCTTGCAGCCATCGTAGAACGATAACCTTGACTTGTAGCCCCACCACTCGATCCAAAATATTCTGGCTCTGTTGTTTCACGCTGTGTATATACTTCTTGCTGGTCGTTAACTAAATAACCAGTTCCTTCCGTTAAAGGTGTAACATTCAAATGATTAAAATCAAGCAAACTTTCCGTTGTTTCTTTAATGGTTGTAGGTGCTCTATCCGCAGGGTTATAAGCAACACCCGCTGAAACACTATTCTGAAAATTACCATAAGGTCGGATTGCTCCTACAATATTTTCTTTTCTAGAGGGACGAACCGCTTCCAGTAATGGTGCGATAAACGATTTAAGTGCTCCATTAATAGCTGTTCCCAAAAATGGCGCCGATTTCGTATTTGAACGGTTAGTTGAACCAAGTCTCGTTATACCGCGACCATAATCAAACTTTGTTGGTTCACATTTACCGACCCCACAAGCATTTATAACCGGTTTTCCTTCTACTATTGCTTTTTTAGAGGGTTCGTAATTTTCAGGAGCGTATTGTGATGTACCACCAGTGTTTGAATCAGTACCAAAATATTCGGTAGTAGTGCATATACGGCTCTGATCTTTTAATAACTCTTTAGGACGACCTGCTTGCGCTTTCTCTAAACCAGTCGTAGTAAACCAACGATCCGGTGTATTTAAATAGAATTTATCGGGTAAGAATTTTTCGACACTTCCGTATGTTTTAGCATTGGGGGGCTGTTGAACATTCCATTCATAAGAAGGTCCTTCGTGGTTTTCTAAACTATATGTAAGTTTGGGATTGTTCGTAGTTCGCAGTTGGTCAACGTTCCTGTCCACCCATAAATCACGAGCTTCCATGCCTGAGTTATAACCATTGCTTCCACAAGACGTAAAGCCTTGATTTAACCCAGGAGCAACGCGTACTTCTTCCCACGGCTTTACATTCGCCATTTGCGTTCCGGGGTTAACACGCGACTGATAAAATGATGTGAAATTCGGCATTCCGTTTGGATATTGTATATTCGCCTGAGGTGCAAATAAAGGTGCACGTTCTTCTTTGCATATTTTTTGACTACCTGTACCGCTATAGCTATCTAAAATAGACTCATGGGTATCAGAATCAGTTGTACGTCCTCTTATTTTTGAACCAAAAAAGGGGACCATATTATTATGTCCAAAGTTTGACACATTTATTTGTTGACCAGTTAGCGAGTTGACATTATCATCTTTTGCGCCATTCATGTTGTTATTATAATATGGATTACCAAATTGGTCATCATTATGTAATACTCTCTTATCAACAGTCGAATTGTAATATTTGTCTGTTACTGCCGAACCACCATTAAATCTATTTATATTGCCTTTAGTAGAATTATCTATTGATGGATAATTTGTACTCGGTATTTGAGTATTTGGTAAATAGTTTTGAGGATTTACTCTACCTGCGCCCATATTCGTAAATGCTTCCTTTTTAAACATTTTTGCCCTTGTATCATCAATATTATTTTCCTTTTTATTATTTGTAGCCATAATTAATCCTGTAGCCGCCAATATTGGGATAACAACTTCCATTATATTATATATATATGTTTATTATATATATGTAATATATTTTTTAGTCTCTATTAACTCTTAAATATTACATATATAGTTTTATCTTTTACCTTTTTATTTTTATATATTTTCATATATTTTCATTTATCTTTATTTTGTAAATAAATTTTGTGTATTATCTACCGTATTATAATTAAAACAGGGGATTTTTGTAACATAATTATCTTTTTCTAAAATTCTAGTGCTAAGATTATTTTGAAATGACATACATGTATTCTCTTGCGGATTCAAATGAAGATAGTCCCAATTTGGTTGTTCTAAATCTCTATACCACCAGGCAGGATTCGTAGCTCTTGACTGGTCTGTAAAAGGAGAACAAGAAGGATACTCATTTTGCGAGGTCGGTATTGTTACATCTTTATAATTATTTTGAGGATTACAGTCTTTTGTTAAATTTCTGTCAAGCCCAAAAAGAGAACTTTCGAGATTTATTGTATTTGTCATTA